CTATTCTAGTCAAGTTACATAGCTCAGTGGCGTATTCATGCTCGCGAAGCTTAGCTAGAAGAAGCTCTAGCTTGCCGCAAGCCATAGTGTCCAAGGTCTTAGCTATGGTAATTAGAGTGGTATTAGTATGGGCGGGGACTATATGCTGCACCTTCTTTGCCCTTTCCCTTGCAAAGGTAGCGCAAAGCCTAGCTGCTATCTTGTCGCTTGCTACTTCATTGGCAGCAATATGCAATTCTACGACACAGCCATCTATAGTTTCATTGTAGAATAGGTCAGCAGCAGCATAATTAGAGCCTGTTACGGTTATGGCGCGTTCTTTCTTCTTAGCACGCAAGGCTTCTGCCTTAAAATACTGGTCATTGGCCAGCTGCTCTTTGACCAATTCCCTTTGCGCTAGAGCCGCCTTCATATCCTCCTTTGCAGCATAAGCGTAAGGGGACACGTATTGCGTATTAGGAGTAGCGTGTACCAGCCCTTTAATATACTTCTCTAGGCTGTCCACTTCTAGGCATTCCTGCAACAGCGTTTCAGTAGCACTGCCTAGCCATAGTCTGGCATCATGTGCAGACTCGAAAGGCACGCTAAAGCCTATCTTGGCCATACCAATTTTCTTATTAACTTTAGCTAACGGCACGACATAGGAAGATAGGGCCTTAGTACAATGAAGCAGCGCACCTTTACCAGCTTTGCTAAGCTCATTGTTAATATAGGCTGCATCCTCTTTAGTGCGAAGCGCCCCAACATAACGCAAGATTGTAATATACATACCAGCGAGCACAGTAGGCTCTAGCCGGCGCATATACTTCAACCCTTCGTCTACCACTTCGATAACGCTATCAATATGCGATAGCGGATGGGTATAGTGCAGGCACGCGTTTCTGCCTTCTACTACTGGCAAGTCTATGGAGCCTACTATACCAGTGTAACGACAGGATATGCTTAATCTGTCCATTCTAGTTTACCTATATAAGTTATATAAGGTTAGCTTAGCGGGCTAACCGAGGGGCTTCCGAGATTATACAATCTCATCGGATATTATGCGGCAAAAACGAAAAAATTTCAACAAAAATTTCATTTTGGGGGAAGCTGCGTAGGCTAACAAGCAGGCGTAAAAAAACCCCGCTAGCTGTGAACTAGCGAGGCTGTAGGTAATATGACCGGAGACTAGACTAGGCTTTACAGGTCGTCGAAGGCGTCTTCGTCTTCCTCTTCGTCCATGCAGATGGACAGCATCTTGTCGTAGTACGTAATGGCCGGATCAGGCTGGTCCGCATTGCCAGACTCGGTGAGCCATTCCGCAAAGCCTTCAAAGTAGGCAGACAGCTTGCTGCGTACTTCGACCGGCTGCATAGCCAGGCCCTTCGGGTTGGCAAAACAGTCAGTGATCAGTGCGCTGGTGCGGGCCGCCTTGCCAAGAGTACCAACATACTCTTTGAACAGCTTCTTAATCTCACTGATAGCCTTCAGCGCTTCTCCGTTACCACCACCAATAGAAGGCTCAGCCAGCGCTGCAAAGGTAGTAGCGATAGAAAGACCGGGCCGGCAGTTGACAGTCTTCGGCATCAATTTGTTGCGGGCGGAAGCAGCAGCGGCAGCGCGTACTGCATTGACCAGCCAATTGGCCTCATTGGTAGTATACAAAGGCAAGCCTTCGTCGGTGACCAGCGCAGTGCCGGCAGCGTCCTGGGCGTTGGTAGCGGATGCAATGACGGCTGCCAGCTCATCCAGACCGGGAACGTAAACCTGCACCGCACCGACTTCAACGCGCTTTGTATCTACAGTTTTGGAAATGGGGAGGTTGATGATGCTCATTTTGCTTTACCTTTTGGGTTGATTGTTCGGGAACAAGACCATTATTGCGCATATCCGCATTTTACACAACCGCGTTCTTTGACATAGGCTATTAGTCTAACATAGGCTACCAAACTAATAATAGTCTAGAGTACGCTAGGCGTAATTTACAATGGGCCCCATGCTAAAGGGTCAGCGAGCTTCAAGCCCCCGGTTCCTACGGAAGCCGATGGCTCTGCGCTGGACGCTACCCTTTGCATCCCATAGTAAATTAGCCACTCCCTATATGCTTTGTTAGTACAGTCACCTGCATATCGCAAGGGTCAAGAGCCAATAAATCTACTGCCTGTTCAACAAGAGAAAAAGGATAGCGATAGCCGTAAACCCTTAGCTCTATACACTTATCTCCTACTTGGCATCTATAGTATATCGTATGTTTGTAGCTCTCGGTGAAGTGCATATCGGGGTTCAGTGCACTTAATTCATCTTTCGTCATTCTAGCTGTCCTCGGCTTCCACGCTAACTTGCTACGCGCAGCTAATAAACTATGGGGAGTGGCCACTTTACTTAGGGATGGCCTGAGATAGCGTTAAGCGCGTAGCCGGCTTCCATTTTAATGGAACCGGCCGCAAGCGTCGCTCATCTAGGCCATGGGCCCCTAAGTACAAGTGCGCCTAGCGTACCTACCATATACCGTGTGCAGGGTTATAGATCATCAAGATCCTCTAAGCTGATACTCATTAATTCTTTTGTAGCAGCCGCAAAGGGGTCAGGATATAGAAAATCATATGCACTGCCGAAAGTGCCCAGCACGTCTGCTACCGCATCTATAAGTATCAACAGACTGCTAATATACATTGACACAGCAAGTGCTACTTCAGCCCCTTTAATGGAAGGTACGTTCTGTAACTCTTCTACCATCTTGTTTAGTGCCGCGGCTCTGATATGCTCCTCGCTTTGATAATCTTCTATATCACTTATCCTTATGTAGTGCTCCAGCAGTGTATCCGCGCAAGCCTTAGGGCTAAGATTGTTGCGTAGTATGCCTTCAATGACTTTCATATTTGCGTGCGTATGACTATTGTTTCGCGCCTTCCGCACTTTAACAACCTTAGCCCTTGTCATGGTACCGCAGATGCTTCTCAAAGCTTCCCTGTCGGTTATTAAACCATCCTTATCTGCATAGCGATCATACGCTTGAAACAAGGAGACAAGCTGATCCATTTCCTTAGGCAAGCCTTGCAAATACTGCGTATATCCTGTGAGCTTCCTTGTTACCGTCATCTTAGCGTTAAACGCACTCTTTATGCGCGTGGCTTGCCTTATAGCTGCGCCATATCCCCCTTCATCTTCACAGTCAAGGGCTAGCTTGTCTTGCGCCGGCCTTCCACGTTTTCCCTTAGTGGCCTTAGGCTGCGCGACTTCCATTTCCGCCTCAAAAGCTTCCAACGCATCCAGACTGCTCTGCACCATGTCGTCTATGTTGTTGCTTACATCATTCATAGCTTTACTCCTCGCTAGTCTTGCTAGCCGTAGTGGTCTTAGACGCCTTGCCAGCTGGCGTTATCTGAGGGTGATTAGGATTAATGTAGTCTGCCATGCCTTCTTCTGCGTTCTTAGGATGTTTGCGTATATAATCCTGCTTCTCCTGTGCCCAATGACTAGGCCGTGGAACCTGTAGCTGTGGAAGGACTTCGTCCTGCTTGGCTGCCTGCTTGGCTGCCTGCTTCTTAGCTTCCATTTTAGCTAACAAGGTTTCCAATATCTTTCTATCATAGCTATCCAGCTTAGCCACATCATCCCTAGCAAACCCTACCATGTTACTTTTCTTTAGTAAGTCCTCTAGGCTGGTTTCCGCACTAGCGCCCTCGCTATTCTTCTTGCCCCCTTTGCTTTTGATATCGTCATTGATTATATACAGCACCGCACTCATTGTGTCGCCGGCCAGTGAGTCCACTACCCCGTCCATGGCTTCCGCAGCTTCCATTGGTGTTGTAGCTTTCCTTCCCTGCTTTAACCTCCCTTGAGCTCGCATTGCACAAGCCATGTTAGATTTAATAAGGCACTTTATCTTATGTTTGGTGCTGTAGCTAAAATCAAGCATGTTAGTATACCCTCGCTTTGTTAAACTATGAAAAAATATGACTTCATTTAACATTTTACTTCACTTCAAGTTTTACTTCACTTTGGATTTTTACTTACCTTTCTTCCTTACTTGATCTTCTTGATTGACTTGACTATGACTTAACTAATGTTTTCGCTGGTGCCCCGTCCCTCCTCCCCCTGAATGTGGTGTTACCCTCCTCCTGCCCTACTACCCTATGTGCAGCATACTACCCTCCTCATCTGCATAAGGCTCTTGGTGGTATTATCATGGGGGGTTCAGTTTTTTATAATTATAAATATTAATATATTTACTATACCCCCCTATACCCTACTATATACCCGGTAGGGGGCTATGCTAGGAGGGGGCTACCCCTAAGGGGGAGGGTAGTAGAAGGGGGAGTGTACTACAGGGCTATGCTAGTGTGGGGGACTGGGGATATCCATATTTGGGGGGAGGGGGGAGCCCCCCGTTCGAAAAACATTAGTCATGTAATAGTCAAGTAAACTTTAGTCAACAAGTAAATTAATGTCATGTAATAGTGAAGTGATTTTTCAAGTGAAGTGAAGTCAATTTTCAAGTTAAGTCATCCTCTTTCCTTATACTAACTTGCCCTGCGCACTCTGTCCTGCTCTGTCCTGTTCTGTGCTCTGTCCTGCGCGCGTTCGCTGCGTCCTGCGCGCGTATGTTCTGTGCTCTGTGGTAGCTGCTATCTTGGGTGCATCCCGCTACGCTAGCACCGCCTGGCAGACTAGGAACCTACCTACCTACTAGCACCGCCCTGGCGATCGCCTTGGCGCGTCCCTGCCTGCTTGCCCTACCTTGGCCTTGCCTACTACCAGTACCTCTAAACTAATTTCACTACCCCCTTGCACTTCCTGCCAGTTGTGCTATACTTAAGGGGTAATCAATAAGGAGATACAGACATGACTACCTACTACCTGAATAGCAAGACCGAAGGCCTGCCCGATGCGCCAGCCCTGCCTACTAGGTTGGATGATGCAGATCGCGAGTTGGCTATCATGCTAGGCACACAGCATGGGGGTATGATGCACAGCTTCACCCCACTGACCGAGTGCATCCATATAGTGGACAAGGCGCTTGCCACCTGCGACAGCTGGTTCCCCGAGGAGGTACGCCCGCTAGCCTATCAAGCAATGTTCAACGCCATGAAGGATAACCTTGAAGCGCGCGGCTTGCGCTTTTGGCTGGACAACCCTACTACTGGCAGGCTGCAACCGATCCAGTTCACACTTGACCGCTAAGGGGAGGCGCAGAGATGAATATGGCAACCGAGGCATTCCTTTTGTTCGCGCTGATAACCTACGGCGCTGGCGTGATTTTCTTTATCATGCTGGCCTACTGGGCGCTGCGCAGCCGCTAGTCTAACTAGCTAAGCATGGGCCACGGCGCCGCCCCAAGCGCGCCTTCTATAGGGCATTGCCCACTGGAGTATACGACATGACTAGACTGAACCTGACCACTACCCTTGCTATCACTAAGACCGTAGGCAAGAAGCGCCAGCCCGTGGGTACTGTAACCGTGCCCATGCCTGATCTTGAGCAGATTAAGGTGCTGCTTGCATCTGACCCGCTGGAGCGCGTAAGCGTAGGCGACGACGGCATCCCTGAATACGCTGGCGACTTTGCTAGCTGGCTTATGCGCTGCGTTCGAGGTGCGGTGCAAGCTACGGCGCGCAACCGTCTGGTGACTGGCACTACCCAGCTGCGTCCTGGCGCTAGTATCCCTGCCACAATGGCAGACGTGACCGCGCCGCCAGTAATGGGGGGCAACGGGGAAGCGCTGGCGCAGTTGACTGCGCTCAAGAAGCAGTTCAAAGCCTACGCCGATGCGCTGGGCAAGGCCCCTAAGACTACTATGCTGATAGTCGAATGCTTCAACTCCCCTAAGGCGTTCCTGCTGCAGCCGCAGGAAGTGCAGGCTAAGATTGAACCGTACTTTGCCGGGTTCCTCGACTCGGTGGACAACGCGGCGCTAAGCAGCACACAGCTAGCCTACTTCGACAAGTTCGTAGGGGGCGACGACGATGAGGGTGACCTGTTCGACGATCTATAACGCATAGCGCTACGCTAGTTGCACTGCTAGTCTTACCAACCCTCGGTGGCTTACGCTATCGGGGGTTTTATTTTGCCCGGATGTTAGAAGGGAATGGCAATTAGAATGATTCGCAACCAGGAGAGGGGGGCCTAGGGGCCTTTTTGCTTTAAGGGGGGCGCGCGGTATCATTTAGACCCCTCGGATAATCGCGTCAAATTTCTAGTTTAGCTATACTACAAACCTACACCCCTACTAGCACCTAAATCTCCTTCCCGTCAAAGCCAAATTAAGGTATACTTAAGTTAAATCGAAGCCGCTAGCTTCGAGGTTTGAAGATTGAGGAGGAATTTCTATGAATGCGCCAGCTGCGGGTATGAGTAAGAAGGAACGAGCTGCGCAGCTTACGGTGCAGGGTGCGACTGTTTCTGACATTCAAAGTATACTAGGCGTGCCAAAAGCCTGGACTACTCGCCTAACACAGGATGAAGAGTTCATAGCACTGCTACACGCCTTCAAAAACCCTACAGGATTAGAAGGGGTTGACCCAGAAGAGGCTAGCCTACTAGAGCAGCACTTTGGAAGCCGCGAGGCCGTCCGCGAGAAGCTGGCCGACCTATCCTCCACTAGCCTTCAAAAAGAGGCTGGGGTCCTAGCGGACAGGTACACCCAACTGGAGCATAGGGTAATAGCAGCCCTGTCTACTAGCATCTCGCTGTCTACGGACCCAAGGCAGCTCACTGGGGTGCTTAACGTAATAGCCGCGCGGCACGCAGCAATGGCAAAGATGAATGCGCCTACGCAGCTGAATGTATATGCAGGAGGCAACTCCCGGGTAGCTATACAGCTTACGCTACCGGAGCATGCCATAGGGAAGGATGCTTTGCAGTTGTCCCCTAATAACGAAGTCATTGCTATTGAAGGGCGCTCTCTTAGTTCCATGAACGCTATGGAAGCCGGCGAGCTAATAGAAAGGCACAGGGTAGCTAGCGGGCAGCCCCCCTCCGCCTTCCAGCCCATGGGAGCGGACCCGCTGGATGACTTCCAGTCGGACCAGGATAGCATAGAAGGCTACCCTGACTTGTAGCATGCTGTCACCATAGAGGAGGCTCTTATGCCTACTTCGACCGTAGCAAAGAAGGAAATGGAAGCCAGGAGAGAAGCCAGGAAAGCGGCCATTCTGGCTTCGCATTATAAGCACAAGCTCCTCAAGGCCAAAGAGGCTAGTGCACACTTGCTTAGCTTAATAGCCGAGCCTACTTCCACAGCTTTAGATGCGAGCGATAATGCAGACCAATAGCTCAATTGCTAGAGAATACTTAGTAGACCAAGCTCAGGCCTACGAGAAAGGCAGGAAGGACTTTAATTTCTTCTCTGCCTTAGTATTGCCGGATGTCTGTATATTCAAGTGGCCTCTTATGTATGTGGCTATGTGGTATCTTATCACCTCTAGGGATTCTGCAGTAGCCGGTAAGATACTCAGGATGGCTCTGGGGCTTCCACGCGGGTTCGCAAAGACTACCTTTCTTAAGCTGGTAATATGCTGGCTTATAGCCTATGATAAGACAGAATATCTTCTTATAGTAGCTGCCAATGAAGAGCTGGCGTGTAACATCCTATCAGATGTAAATGACATGATGGGGTCTCCTAACGTAGAAGCTGTATATGGCGCATGGAACTCTCGTCTTACTACAGACAACAACAGAGAGAAGATCTGCTTCTATCATGGAAAGAAGCTAATACTGTATGCGCTTGGGGCACTCAGCTCTGTACGTGGTATAGCCAAGGATAACAAGCGCCCAGACTTTATCTTGTGCGATGACGTGCAGACTAAAGAGAATGATCAGTCTGAGTCCGAGCGTAGGCGTCTCAAGTCCTGGCTAGTAATGACTCTGTTTAAGTGTGTAGCTCCTCGCGGAGACAGGGTTATAGCTTATTTGGGGAACATGTATTCTACGGAATGCATGCTGTATCTTCTTAAGGAGATGCCACAGTGGATCTCTCTTATTACAGGTGCGCTCTTAGTAGAAGGGGAAAGCCTATGGCCGGACTTGCAGTCTGTAGAGGAGATCATAGAATCATTCTTCCACGATGAAGGGTTAGGGCTAGGTTCAGACTGGTATGCGGAGATTATGAATGACCCGCAAGCTAATGAGAAGCGCCTACTCGCAGACACTCTGCCAGCGGTAGCATATGACCTACTAGAAGTAGAACCAGATGCAGCCTTCATTACTATAGACCCAGCCGGCTTCCGGAATAATTCAGATGACAACGTAGTAGTAGTGCATGAAGTACGAGGCGGAGACCCAGGTATCAGGGAAATGGTAGGGGGGATTTGGAACCCCAAGAAAGTAATAGAAGAAGCCATAAGGCTAGCTGTGGAGTACAGGTGCACCCTAATAGGGGTAGAGTCAGTAGCTTATCAGCAGACCCTGTGCTTTTGGCTGGACTACTTCTTGGAGGCTGCAGGTCTGCAGAATAGTGTGGCTGTGGTAGAATTGAAACCGCACGGCAGGCACAAAGAGACGCGTATTAAAGAATTGCGAGATGAATGGATGGAAGGCCGCTACCACTTTTTTGACGAGACTGCGCGTAACCTGTTCATTTGGTATGGGCGTAAGTATAAGATAGGAGAGAAAGATAATAGGGATGATTATCTCGATGCCGCAGCCTATGGATTAGATGTGCGCAGAGAATACAATGGGCTACTTGGCATTATGAAAGACGACGAATACTTCAAGCCACGGGCTCCCCGGAGTCAAAGACCTAAGATAAATACCCCCTTCTAGGAGCATATAAGATGGCTGAATATACCATTCACCAGGATACCCAAAAGACTCTAGTAGAATTAGTTAACTCCACCTTTGAGCATGCGACTACTCATCTTGAGGAATTGCATACTAAGATGGAAGTAGTAGATGTAATGTATGCAAGATACACTGCACTCAAAGATCAGACGCGCCACAATGGGGATGGTACGGATGCAGTACAGAAGGCTATGCAGCAATGCAGTGGGGAGTTTCGAGATCTGGAGAGCACCTTCGTAGACGTCAACATCCCATTGATAGTATCCCAGGTAGACACCGCAGTTGCATATCTGGCTGAACTATATCTCAGTGGGAGCCCTATCTTCCCAGTGGTCAGTGACCCGCAGTTTCGTAAGACTGCTGAATATATTGAGACTCTAGTAGACAAATACTCCACCATCTCTGGTTACCCTAAAGAGCTCTTGATGTTCTTTAAGGACGCCATGAAGTATAATTACGCTCCTATCAACACAGAGTGGGATGTAATACAGGAGTGGGAGAATAAACTAGATAACTCGAACTTAGATAATGCAGGGGAGTATCAAACTCGGCAGATCTTTGTAGGGTATAACAAGATACGCAGGCTGGATCCGTATAACACCATACATGATATGTCAGTGCTCCCAGGTGACAATCATAAAGACGGGGAGTATGCAGGTTACATTTACCTATCCACTCCTAGCAATCTAAGTGCTCTGATAACTCGCCTCAGTGCTATGGACCTGGGGTATCTGCATAACACAGGCAAAGTATTTGATGCCATGCAGAATCAGAGGGATCACTCGTACTGGAGAGAGAAGCCTCAAATATCCCATTACGTTACTACAGAGACAGAGTTCTCCTGGGAGCGTTACTTCGAGATGGCGGCCTCACACAAAAGAGGCAAGACCGAAATATACAAGGATCTGTTTGAAGTAAAGGTATTGTATCGTAGGGTTAGGCCTAAAGCTTACGGGCTCTTATCCCCTGAGACTAAAGGTATGAAAGAGCATGAGTATCGCATCTACAAGTTCATAATAGTGAATGAGATCCTTCTCTATGTGCAGCCAGTCTACACAGCATACAACTCTCTACCTATTATGATTGGTAGCCCAATGGAGGATGGCTTCGGGCTGCAGACCCAGTCTATGGCAGAATCTACAGTGCCTATGCAGAAAGCGGTCAGCGCCATGACTAACATCCGCTTTCATAGTGCGCGCCGCGCCATATCGGACAGAGCGATATACGACGCGACCGCCATAGCCCCAGAAGATGTCAACGACGCTAACCCTAGCGCTAAGATAGCCGTCCAGACTAACTCCCTGACGAAGGGGAGGCTAGCGGATATGTACTACTCTATCCCATACGATTCGAGGGGTACTGACCATGTTATCGGTGACGCCCTGACTATAGCCGGTTGGACTAACGAGCTGAATGGGCTTAATCGGGCGCAGCAGGGGCAGTTCCAGAAAGGAAATAAAACCAGGGAGGAGTTTAGTACTATCATGTCTAATGCTGACATGAGGCAGCGGCTACCGGCCATCATGCTAGAATTCCAGATCTTTATGCCACTAAAGCAGATGATGAAGATGAACATCTCACGCTTTAGTGAGGCGCATAAGCTACGCTCACTTACCTCTGGTAAAGAAGTAGAGCTGGACCTTAACACCCTGCGTAGTGTGATGTTCGACTTCCGTATGGGGGATGGCTACACCCCTAGTAGTAAGCTGGCTTCTACAGATCTTATTGCTGCTAGTATGCAATTGATACAAAGTTCTGAGATACTGCAACAGCAGTTTGGCCCCGCCTTGCCTAATATCTTTGCCCATCTGATGACCTTGGGCGGCGTAAAGGGCATTGATAATTATATGACTCAACCAGAAGGAACCCCTACTGATGCAACTACCCCCACGCAGCCTACTCAGCCTCAAACAGGGGCTGGACCAACTGGACCGGTCTGAGCTAGTAGCCCTACAGCATCTGTTCGAAGAACATAGTGTGCTTAGTAAATGGCTAGCTCATGTCGAAGCTACTATCCTCAAAGACAGAATGACTACCCCAGTCGACTTGTCGCATATGACAGCAGAGAAGTCCCTCTTTGCAGAAGGGTACTATCTAGGTAAGATAGAAACAATCATGGGGCTGGCAGAAAGCGCCGGACTTATGGGCAAGCCCCGCACTTGGGTAGACAGAGGCGAGGAGAGCTAGTGCTCGCAGTGGAACGGCTAATTGAAGTTGGGAGGCAAGTCGTAGCCTGCGCGTGGCCGGGTTCCAAAGCTTCAGCTTTGGCCCGGACATTAGCCACGCGCGACGCAGCCTGGGGCCCAACCTCAATTATGCCTAGTGTAACCAACTAACAGCGTAAACATAAAGGTGATTAAGATGAGTAAATTAGTAACGGCTCTCCCAGTGCAGCAGTGGCAGGCTGGGGGTTTCATGTCCAGATTTATGCCAGGTGGTCAACCCCAGCAGGGGCAGCATCAGCCTACTGACCCACAGGGGCAACCGGGGCAGCCGACCTCGCAACAGACAGGTGCTCCTACTGAGCCACCGCAGCCTACTGCACCAGAAAACCCTCTTGATGCTTTCTCTGGTTTGTTTGATAATACAGAAGGTGGGGAAGCAGAAAACCTGCCTCCTGCTTTTACGTTATCCCAGGATACGCTTACTGAAGTAGCCAATGGAATGGACTTCACTA